TGAGGTAGGTCTAAATATTTCACACCGTTTTGGTGGAAAGAAAAAGGATTTATTTGGAGTAACTATTGGTGGTTCTTATGAGACTAGTGGATTGATTGAAGCATCTGCTTCTGTTGATTATAAAGAGATGGTCATTATTGAAGGAATTCATCAAATCAATGATGGTGTTTCTAACACCGCAGTATCTGCAAAGGTGAAATTTAAGTTCTAAAATCCTAAATAACAAAGACATCATCGCAGGAACTGATGGAAAACAAAAGGGAAAAATGTATGAGTCAGATTATTCGTATTGCGATTTTGGGTTGGTCTGCCGCACTACTGACAGCAAGTTATGCTGGTGCTCTCGCTAAGATGGATCCTACCTTTATTGCAACCGTATTTACTGCCTCTGCGGCAACCTTTGGTATTAACACAATGAAGAAGGGTGGTGATGATGATGATAAAAAGAATGAGGAACCAAAAAGGGAGGAAGTTGTAGAAACTCCTCCTACACCACCAGCACCAGAAGTTGTTGCTGGTGCAGAACCAACCCTTGAAGAAAGAGTTGAAGTTCTGGAAGGTCAAGTACAACCCCGCACAGGTGGAGCATAATGGCAAAGTCTGCAAACAAAGGTAAGAAAGGTTCTGCTGGCGGTAAGCAATCCAAGCAAAATCAAGGTAATGCAACCGCTAAAAAAGCAAAGAATGGTGGTAAGAAAAAGTAATGGAATTCATTGCTTTTGTGATTGTTGGGTATTCTGAGATTAGTCCTGGCAGTTGTCAGTTGGAGTATTTTAGATACAATGAAGTTCATTCGCTCGTAATACCGTGCCAAGAGAATGGAACACTCCAAAAAGGGAGTGTTGGAATGCTCCCATCCATCAAATACTCAAAGCAATAGATAATCACACCCGTCTTCATATGGAGACGGGTGATTTTTGGCATGAAGAACAGGCCCAGATCTTGAGAAAGTATGTAAAAGATTTGAAAGTCTGGATACATAAAGAAGAAGGATGGTGGAACGAATGAAAAAGTTATTCACCTCATTTGGTTTAGTTTTATCCTTAGCATTTCCTGCTATAGCATCTTCATTAGAACCAAAACAACCAACAGTAAGACCTTATAGTGCAGAGGCAATGGGGTGTATGATCCTCCTAGAATGCACTGAGGGTGTAGAGAAACTCACAGTGGATTCTGAACTGTTGAAGGATCCTGACTTTGATCCATTTAGAGAAGAACTAAAAAGAATTATTACCGCTCTTGATGGTGTAAATGTTCCCGTATATGTTGCACCAGAAAGATATTTTACTCCAAGAACAGTAGGATTATATAAACCAAACTATAATCGTTTCTTTGTAAATGAAACTCTTCTTAAAGATCCCAGAGAGTTTCTAGGAACGATGCGTCATGAGGGATGGCATGTTGTTCAGGATTGTATGGGTGGTGGATTGCAAACATCTTTTATGGCTCAGGTTCACCAGGACTCGGAAATTCCTGCTTGGTTGATGAAAAATACTAGATTGACTTATGAATCAATGATGCAGAGTCGTGCTATTCCTTGGGAAGCGGACGCTAACTGGGCAGAAGAGCAGTCAAATCAAACCGCAGAGAAACTTGAAATGTGTGCAAAGGGTCCTCTGTGGGAACAAATTCGTCCAACACCAATGACGATGGATTGGTTAATTGGTTGTGGATGGATGAAACCACAAGAAGGTAAGTATCCTTATTATCCAAATAAAAAAGTAGAGTATTGTACAGAAGGTAAATATTGATGCCACATGATTTCCCATATGGTGTTGTTGCAATTTTGGGAATTGGATTAGTTTTCGTATTGTATATAATTTACTACATATTACGATTAGCACACGAGGAAATGAAAGATGAAAAATTTAGCAATCATTCTATCAACGACAAGCCTTCTCATTAGCGGAGCACTTTGTTATGGTGCTTATGTGACTTATAAGAAAGCAGAAGCAATCCTTAACAATCCAGAACAGTTTGTCGGCAAGGTTGTAGAAAACCAAGTCAATAAAGCATTTGAAAAATTACCCATTCCAAAACTAAATAGTGAGAAGTTTAAGTTGCCATTCTAATGGATAAAGACCCATATATTTACAGAATTAAATCTGTTCTTAAAGTTGTAGATGGTGACACTATTGACGCTGCTATTGATCTTGGTTTTGATATCTCCATTACTAAGCGAATTCGTCTTGCTGGTGTCGATACCCCAGAGAGCAGAACAACTGATGCAAATGAGAAAAAACTTGGTCTCGAAGTTAAAGAATGGCTCAAGAAAAAACTAGAAGGTCAAACTGACATTATTGTTAAAACAGAACTCCCAGATTCCACCGAAAAGTATGGTAGAATTCTGGGGCATTTGTTTATTGGGGATAGTGAAGTATCCGCAGTCAATAAAAAGAAGTCAGTCAACCAAATGATGATTGATGAAGGATATGCTTGGGAATATGATGGTGGTACTAAAAAGAAAGACTTTGCTTTACTAGAATCAAAAAGACAGGCGAGCAGATAATTTCTTAGCAATTTTTTTAGGAGGGGCATAGAGAGACTTAAATCTTTCTTGCCCCTCTTTTGTGAATTTATCTTTTACTGGTTCATCAATAATCACTTTGTTTTCAATCTCATATAAGGTATTCTTTTCAATTTCATCACGAATATACTGTTCTACATTATCTGTTTGTGCCACAAGTCTTGTTCCTTCTGATGAATATTCAAAGATATCAATATGACCTCCCTCTGACATTACATAATGTAGAACGGGTTTGACTTGTTTGATTTTAATTTTAAACTTATTCTTGGTTGCTTCTTTGATGAATGGTTCCGCAGCATTCTTCAATACATTAAGAACTGCTGTGGATGCCATTGTTGCTGCTGTGGTAACTACGGCGACAGCACCAGCCGTAGCAACAAGAGAAGGGTCAGGTAAATTAATATCGACTCCATAAACAGTAAAGGTAGGTTGTGGTTTATCTGCTGGAACTTCTGCAACAGGTGTTTGTGTAGGGGTAGGTTCAACAACTTGTGGTAGTTGAGGTGGAGGGGTGGTGTCTGGAAGACCTCTTGCTTTTTCTTGTGGTTCTTGTGCTTGTTTATTTTGCTCTGCCCTTACAGCAGCATCAAACTCTGCTTGGGTTGGAACATCAATTACTGGATATTTAATCCTAGTATCTGGCATTAAAATGACAGGAAGTTCTAGTCCACGAACAACAGGAACTTCCACACTTTTTGTTACAGGTGGATTGATGGTAGGAATAACACTAGGTCCATTAACACCAATATTTGGTACTTGGTTGGCGTTTATTCCTATATTGCCAATTGAGTTGGTATTACTTATTGGATCTATTGGCATTTACCACATCCTCAACCTTCGGATATTTCACAACAACATCAGCGCAGATTTTATAGTAAGGACTATCTGGATGGAACATAATACCAGCCTTATGCGCTTCACCGCACTTTAATAATCTAACCAACTCAAAATCGAGTCTTGCTTTATCTGCTTCTGCTTGTTGTCTTGCGATTTCAACTCTTGCTCTTGATTTACAGATCTCTGTAAGACTTCCATCAAGAGGAAAGTTAAAACCCATTGAGAATCCAGCATTTCCTGTATGCGATTGGTATGCTTCTGGGTCTTTACTCCCATTCAAATTACCCATCACAAATGGAGACAAACTCATTGTTGGTCCTTGACAACTCACACCAGCACCATAAGTATTCATAGCATAAGGACCTTGAAGCACCTGAACTGCCTGGTTTGTTACGTTACCAGTAGCAGATGCCGAAGGTCCAGCAATGTTTGTATTAGAAGGTGCTTGCTGTGCTCTACCAGATGCTGTCAACAATAAAATGATTATTGGGTAAATACAGAGACTGAGTTTGTTGTAGAATCGGTTGTAGTAGTTCTTTCGATCCATGTTTCTTTTGCCACGCCAGGTCCAAGTGTTGTTTCACTAAACTGGAATGGAGCACCTTGATCCATGATGCTATAATTCGATCCAGGAGCAGGTGTTCCTGGAATATTAATATTTGTACCTGTCACTGTGTAAGAGGTTCCAGTGGTATACTCTATTTGTTTGATTGTTTCTATAATCTCAGTATGAGATTCTGTGGTTGCTGTTATGGTGCCTCTGGTAAAATTAGGCACAACAGTATTAGCCATAGCAGGAGTACAAATGACTCCCGCTGCTAATAGCAGAGCGGGAGTTAAATGTCTCATTTGAATACGCTTAATTCAATGCTACGTTGTGCTGTTGCACTTGTTCCAGGACCACCAGCAGTTACAGTGGGAACACCAGTAGGTGACAGTGTGCCAGCAAGTGTACCTTTATCTCCTGCTAACTGAGTAGTAGAGTTGCCATAAAGGTTGGGAGCAGCAATTGCTCCAGCACTAACCGACTGAGTGGTGACAGGGGTATCAGCAGCATTGAAACTTTCTGTGAAAGTGAATGCTTGACCTGGCGTATTAATATCATAAGTTCCAGCACCACCTACACCACCAAATGAAGTTGCTTGAATGTTCGTGCCCGAAGCCGAATAAGATGCTCCAATTCTTGTTGATTGGACCGCTGCACCCTGAACTGATAATTGAACGGAATCAGTGATTTTTGATGTGATTTCAGATGCACTTACAGGAGTAACTAAGAATAACGAAAAGATGAAAGCTAATCTTTTCATTTTTCTTATTGTGATAAACACTGCAAGTATTTATGGGTAACATAGTTTAGGAACCCAACTCTTGACAAATCCTAAATAAAAACTTAATATGGGGAATCCCATTACAGGGATTACATCATGAGTCTTTGATGTGAAATTAGAGCCGTGGAAAGTGCCCTTTGAGAAAAGGGTGTACCCCCTTTCTATACGGATGTAGAGTTCAATTAAAACTAGTGCAAAATTTCTTTACAGTAGCCCTGCCTCTTCTGGCAACGGTTACAACCAGTACGGCAACACTGCCATTCGTCAACTATAAGATGCAAGGTCCTCCTCCCCCAGTGGAAGAAGTATCTAAAATGAATCTTGTAGATGAAAAGAAGACAGCAATCCGCGAGGTTGCACTACCAAAGCCAAAAGAGAAAAGGCTAATTTGTAAAGGGTGTAATGAATATGAGAATGCTACCTTGGAGTATTTCCAAGATC